ACCGCCTTCTTCACCTAAGAAAGATTTAGTTAATCTTATGAACCTTGAGATCCGTATACTGCTCTTGGATCAGAGAAACCAAAGCTATATCTTTCACGAGCTTTATATCTCATATTTCCAGTATCGAAATCACCTTCCATAGCTGTTCTGATTGGAGTTCTTTCAAAGTATTTGAAGCCGTTAGGGGCATCAGTTTTGATAAAGAACGCATCAGTATCAGTTAAGAAGTGGTTAACTACGTATCCTTGAGGGATCATGCCCATGCTTCTAGTTGCATTGACATCGTTGTCAGCTGTACCTGGTCTTAGCTGAGACTGTAATAGTCTTTCAGCAGTAAATTGCAGGTTAGAAGGTACAATTAGTTTCATACCTTGTAGTGCAATTTTTAAACCACGTTCATCAACAAACGCTGCAATATCAATTAGAGCTTGTTCAAGTGATGTTTCGTTTAAGTCTGCGTCAGTAGCACTTCTGTTTGAGAAAGTGCCTGCCACGATTGGGTGTGCAGTGTTACACAGAGTCACGCCGTCACCACCAAGCTGAGAAGTGCTGAATGCATTGTTAAGAACGCTTGCAGCTTTTACTTGCTTAGTGTTTGACATTGATCTTGCAAGAGCTTTTGTGTATCTAGCAGCAAGCTTATCGTAGAGGTTATCTTCGATTGCTTCTTCTGTGATAGAGAAAGCTAATGCAATTGTGTCGTGTGTATATCTAGCAGTGAAAGTTTCGTTTGCTTGATCAAAAGAGATACCAGCACCTTCTTGTTTCACTGGCGCACTACCGAATCCTGATAACATAACTTCTTCTTCGAACGCTCTGTCAGATGACTCAGTGTCGAAAATTTCAGCATGCTCATTTTCATAACGCGCGTACTCCAGGCCGAATAAGGCATTCAAACCTGGCTCTAACTCTTTGACGAGTTGCGATCTACTTATAGCCATAGTTTAATCTCCTATATTCCGTTTACCTGATTTCCGTAGAAATGCTTGTTAAATTTGATAATGATATTTGCGTTATTAGCGCTTGTATCATTATTGTCGGGATTTCCTGAAAGACCTACAATTTTAACTGACGTAGCAGCCGCGTTGGTGCCGTAAGTTGTACTGTTGATCTGTGCTTTTGAAACACCACTAATATTAGAACCTGTTGCGTAAGATACGTTAGCAACTTCACCAATGTTAGCGTTAGCAAAAGCTCCAGTTACTTGAACTTCAAATAACTGATCAGGGTCGTCTATGACGAATGCTTTGATGATACCATCAGCAGCAGCCGTATTTGCAGGGAAGTAGTTTTTGAAAGTAGGTTTACTAGTAGTAGCATCAATATACTCTATACCGTTAAACACTCCAACAACTGTATCCGCTGCACCATTAGCAACTTCTAAAGTACCACCAGATACCATCTCTACAGGATCACCCTGATAGATGGAAGTTCCATAACCATTCGCAATTAGGTATTGAGTTTGTCCGTTAGAGGAAGACCCGCCACCTTGCATGTTTACTGGTCTGAAACCAAATGGGGCATCTTGGTTAGCCATTATTTACTCCTTTGAGTTTAGTTGTTAATTTTGAGGACACTTGCAGCTAACCGGATAAAAACTTAGGAGTCTTTATTGGTATTACCACCAAATGTCACTCGACTTTGCCTGTCGGGTTTACTGATCGGCATTCTTGGATCGCTTGTTTTCAACAAATCATTGTCCACCGCTGTTTGAGCATCTTTAGTTTGATCCTCAAAATATTTATTGCGGCTTTCAGCAATTTCTATCGGCACGCGAGCCAACAGTAAGCCCCCTATACCTATCACTCCAGCATGTTTACCATCATCGATCGTAGGAAGATTCCAGTCAGGATATTCATCAGCTTTCACTAATTCATAACCTTCCCGAAGACGTTTGAAGACATTTGCTTTGTCATCATAACCTCTCACTGATTCCCTGATCCAACGGTGTTTAAAACCAGGAGGTGCAGGCGGTGCGTCCAAAGAAGAAGGGTTAGTCCAAACCTTTTTACGCTCTGTTTTAACTCTCGACTCTGTCGCCCTTGGAGTTTTGTTTACCATAATTTACTCCTTTATGTGTTTAGCATACTCTTTTAGTGGTACGCCTAAGTTTTTAGCCGTTTGAATTTGTCTTGGGGTCAAACGAACCACCTTCCGTGCGTTGCTTGTGCCACCTCGTTTTACAGAAGCTACAGGTTGCACGACCCTGGGCTTACTGGAGGTGTTTTCCACATTTTGTTCATTATTGAACTTGTGTGGAAACTCGGACTGTATCCTAGCATCAATCTCATTATAATACTCATCTGAGTTCGGGTCAAATCCTTCTTCTTCTAAAAGCTTCTTATGGATCGAAAAAGCAGTATATGTCATTGCTTCATCGCTTCCAAACCATGGATTTTTCTCCGCCCAAGTTCTTGCTTTGGGATCAGGTGGCGGGGGAGCTGCTTGTGGAGCAGGCTGCGCCGCAGGATTAACAGGTTGTTCTTGTGGCTGTTTTGCCACTTGTTCACGTTCTGCAGTTGCTAAAGCTAATCGCTCTTTATCAAGTGTTGCTTTTGATAAGAGCTCTTGAGCCGCAATAATTTGATCTGCATCATTATTTTCATATGCTTTCTTCAAATTATCTTTTGCTAAAGCGTGTTGAGTTTCAACCCGTTGTTTAAACTCGTTATAATAGCCATCCTGCATCACGTTATATCGTGACTCTGTCTGACTAGATGATTGTTCTAGTTTGGATAGCTTTTGTAATAAAGCTGCTTCACGCTCTTCCGCTTCTTTCTTTTGTCTGACAAGCGTATTGATTCGTCGCTGCACATCTTTACTATGTGTTTTAAAATTATCTTTTGGTTTTTCTTCTTGTTGAAGCTCTTCTTTTGTTTCAATAACAGGCTCTTCCTTCGTTTCAGGAGCCTCTACTTCAACAGGAGCTTCTTCAGTTTCTGAAACTACTTCAACTTCAGGGGCATCATTTCCTGATTCCGCCTTTAGTCTGGCAATTTCTTGATCAATAAGATCTTTACCTCTCGGCTCAAAACTTTCCGTTTCAATATTTGCTGTATTTTCTGCCATACTTTACTCCTTATACATGAACGAGATCAGAAGGATCGGCAATTGTGCCAATAACTTCATCATCGTTGATTATTCGGCATTCGCCATCTTCCAGTTTAAATCTAGCACCTGCGTACCGACCAAATAAAATCCAATCACCTTCCTTGCACCAAGGTCCGTGTGGAAATCTTTCTTTGTCGCTATATACGTCAGGGCCACATTTTAACACATAAGCACAGACCGTTGCGTAGTGCTCACGTTCACGTGCTTCATCGGGAAGAATAACCCCGCCTTTTGTTTTAGTTTGTCCCATGTAGGGTAAAATAAGAATTCGCCAACCTGTCGGTTGAGGAAGCCTATCTACTAATTTGCTTGGGAGTTTTGATGGGTCTAAAAATTGTTTCTGTCTATCTTTATACGCGTTCTCCAAAGCAAAAACTTTTCCAGGAAGTTCCTGGTCGTTTTTCTTAGTCTTCATCTTCGTTCCTTGTCTTTTCCAGGATATTTTTTATATCCCGCTCGATGTTTAATACCATACTCAAACCGCCTGTCAAATGTTTATAGGACTCCCAGTCCTGCACGCCGTCTAGAATATTATTTTCTAATGCCTGTCTTCTTTCTTTTACTGATACCAGTATCTTTTGTACCAATGGTAAATCCATTTTAAATTCTCCATGCGTAGCTTTCGCTACGAAGTTACTTAGTTAAACCTTTACTCTTCTCGTAAGAGCGGAGGCTTGCGACCCCGAGCATTGAAGTGACGATGGCTAGTAAGGGCCCAGTCTCTATGTCTGGAGCCGATATATTCATGCCCGCAAATTTTGCATACCACTCAATGCAAGGAGATAAAATAAATTCAAAGAAGAGAGCTCCTGCTCCACACCAACCGATCGCTGGTCGCCAGCCCGCAACAAAGATGCTGCGATGACTGGCTTCCTTTGCATTAACATCTAACTGCTTTTCCGCAAGCTTTTGTTGAATGCGTTGCATTAAAATCTTCTTATCTAATTTCTCTTCCTCTGAAGTATGTAATTCATCGACAACTTTAGAAATAGTTTTTAAGGCTCCCCCTTGTCCACCTAGTAAGCCACCGAGAAAATTAAGCATTGTACTATATTGCTCCTAAAATAATAATTATGATTATCGCAACGATACCTGCTTTAATCCAATCCTTCAGTTTCCAATCTGACCACTCTTTGAGATGTGTCCAGAGATCTTTCAGTAGATTCATACTACCTCCTTTATTTTTGTTTGCCTAACCGTCTAGCTTTTTTGCCTTGCGGGTCAGGACCTTTTTTAGGTGGCGGACCATACTTTTTTCCACCACTTAAACCTTTTCGTTTCTTAGAAGACACCTTGAAATTTACCGCCTCTAATAGCTGCGCCCATGCCTCTAGCTTTGCTCATTTTACCGCCAGCAGATTTTGACTTATATGATTTTTCTTTGCCGACTTTTTTTGCTTTCACACGACCACCTTTTTTGTAGCCCATAGCTTCATTAATTTTATCTTTCATGCTGCCGCCGTCAGCTGCTTTAATTCCTGAAGACGCTAGTCTGTCTCGCACGGCTTTTCCAAGTTTACCTTTCATTTTTTTTCTTATTTTTTCAAAAATATTAGTGTCAATAGGATCTTCTTCTGTGCCACCTGCTGTTCTTGCAAGCTTCATCTCTTTTGCATCACCTTTTGGTGATCCGCCGCTAGCCATCATTTTAAAATCTTCACCGCTGATTTTACCGTCTTTGTTTTTATCTAACTTATGTTGTTTTCCAACTAGTTTTTTCATTACCCTCTCCTTGTTTTTCGGTTAGCCATTCCAGCCTTTTGTAATCGACCAAGGCCAGACCTACTGCCAGCGGTCAACTTGAAGGATTTTACCTTATTTTTAGATTTTTGTGTAGAACTTTTCTTTGTAGTCTTCTTTTTTGACCGAAGTTGCGGGATAGAAACATTCTTAGATTTGACTATTTTGTTTGGTCTATACAGCGTTGTTCTAGATAATAACTTATTAATGTCCATTATCGTCTACTTTTTTCTAAGTTAACTCTTGCTCGCAGTTCAGCAATATCTTCCTGTGATTGTATTTTTGCATCCACATTTCGTTGCTGTTGCTTAATTCTCTCTGCTTCTAGATTGACACGTGCTTGATCGGTTTGTGCATCCGCTTGATCTTTTTGTGCTCTTAGTTGTATCTCTTGTTCTTTAAGCTGTATGAGAGGATCAGGTCCACCTTGACCTGACATTTCTGCCGACATTTGTTTTAGTTGCATTGTAAACTCAGCAATTAATTGTGCCATTCTTGCATTTAATTGAACTTGAACTTCCTCTTCACTCATTCCTGGAGGATAGCCTTGAATTTCACTTGATGCCATTTCGCGCGCTTTAATAGAAATGTGTTCCATAATATGTTTTTGTAATTCAACGGCCACTTGTGGTTGAGCAAGGACCATAGGTGATGAACCAAAAACTAAATGCGCCCGAATATGGGCATCGTGATCTTGTCCAGGAAATGCTTTTAGTTCATTCAAGGATAATGCTTGAGCATTCTCCATTGCAGGATCCATCGCAATTGGATCTTGTTGAGGAATAAGAAGATTGTCTACATCGCGAACACCTAACGCTTCATACATGCGTCTATAGGCTTCACGAATGTTGTGAATTTGTGGCGCTGCCATTGCTAATTGTAACTCTTGTTGAGCAATCGCAATTCGTTGCGCTGTTGAATGAATGTTCGGATTAGAAACAGGAACAATGTCCACATCATCAGAAAAGTCCTCTGTTTTAATCTCTTTATTGCCGCCAACAACTTTGTAAGGGTAGCTTGGCGGTAAGAAATCTCTAAAGACAACAGATAATAATTTAAATTCTAATTTTTGTGCGTAATGAAGTCTTTTATGAATAGCAGACATCACTTGTGTGCCTCTTTCAAGAAGAGCTACCGTCGTTCCTACAGCTGCATTTTGATTTCCTTCACCAATTTGTAAGTCAGCAATAGCTGCAAAACGTCTTCCTGCATCAACACAGAAACCTAAAAGAGCAAAAAGTGTTTGTGAAGGCTCTTTGTAAGGTAAATTCATAATTGAGTCACGAATCATGCCTCCAGGAGAGTCTACATCTCTAAATTCACCTGGCTGTAGTGGTTGATCGTCATCTCGAATTCGTAATCCTCGTGTTTTAAAGCCTGCAGGCAGGTTGGACAGCGTCCCTGCGTCAATTAATTGACGCAAAGCGCTTGTCGCTGTACGAGAAAGGCCTCCAATCATATGGATTAGACCAAATCCATAAAATCCAAGACCTGGGAGGAACTTGTAATGAACAAAATATTGTTTTTTCAGCTTTAAAGAGTCATCTTCGCCGTAATTTCGGTAAATTGAGAGCACTTTCCCTGATCCTTCGTCCACTGTAACGATGTAAGGAAGCTTAATTCCTGTATCTTCGCCTGTTTCGTCTTTATCTTCATAGCCAATAAGGTCTAAATCGACATGAATTTCTAATAATGACATCTCTTCGTCATTACCCATGCCTTTTACACCCTCTAATTTATCGTATGTTTCCTGAATATCGCTGTCATCCACGTTATATGGCATAACATCAATATCACGGTAGAAGCCTGATACTTGTTTTTTACGTAAATCGTTCGCCGACATGCGAATAATGTGTGTCACACGCTCACATGACTCAAGGTCGGTTGCTGTATAAGGAACCACTAGATCTTCTGCAGGGACAAACTTCGCTACTGCACGATTAATCTGCGCATCAAAATATATTTTTTTGAAAGAAGAACCCGCAAGAGCTAAATAAAATAGCATTTGATCAAATTCTGGCGTGTAGTCTTCCATCACTGTTGTGATTTGATAGTTCATAAAGTCCTGCACGCGTTGTGCTTGTTGCATAATATCGGGAGTTTCCTCTCCTACAACTTGCGTGCGTACAGGACCGCTTGGAGGAAGCAACTCTTTTATAGCTTGCGCTTGAAACTGTGTAACCGATTCGGCTAAAAGGGGATGTGTAACACCACTTGCTCCTTTGAACGGTCTTGTTTGTTCAGTGTATTTAAATCCTAATAATTCTAAACCATCAGTATAGGCTTTTGCCCAATCTTCTCTTGTTGCTTTATCTTCAGCAACTTTTTGTTTTAACTCATCGGCTAGACGACTAAGTTCATCCTCGTCCATTTGTTCGGCAATGTTCATGTAAAAATCATTTTCACCAATCTCTAGTGTCTCTTCGATTTCGCCAACAAGGACCGAGCCGTCTTCTAATTCAGTAATCGTGTCGTCTTCTAATTCTTTAACGTTTTCTAATTCTACTTCTTGCGGATTAGATTCAACATCAATTGCAGTGATGTCGGTAATACGTTCTACGTTGTCTATTGGATTTTTTTCTTCAGCCATGTTCTATTTGTACCATGTTATTGGTAAAGTCACAATACCGCCTTCACGCTTATATAACGTAAATGCACGATCAAATCTATCATCTATTTGCAAAGCAAGTACCTTTATAGGGTCTCCACCAGGACCATTAATTGTAATCGTCGCTACTTTTAACGGTTCACGGGATGGATCAATCTTTGATAATTTATCAAAGATTTTTGGAATAACTGATTTTGACGTATCGACGTTAGCAAGTTCGTCAGAATCGTATCGTGGATCGCCTGATTTTGGTTCAGCTTTAATAGTTCTTAAATCCGATGTTCCATAAAAATTAGCATCTCCTAATTTTGGTGTATCTGTCGGAACAGTACCTCCCGATCCTCTAATCGAGACCCACTCAGCAGGGGCAATCGCCAACCATTTCTTTCCACCTTGTAAAGCTTTATTCGCCATATATTTTACAGTGTAATCTCCCCACGCCATATTTCCTTGTAAAGGCATAAAAGGCATCAGGTCATCGAACACTTGATCTTGTTGATTCGTTGATAGTTCTGCTCTTGCATCAAAGCCCCGCGCAATATCTTGCTTCAAGATATTAAGTTTTCGAACATCTTTTTCGGTTAGTTCACCAAACGGCGTCTGAGAAAGTTTATAAAATTCTTTTAGTTTATCGGCGCGTGCGTCGTCAATCTTACCTACCATCTCTGCTTTAATACTTTTTAAACTTTCAGAAGCATCGGTATTCGGATTCATTCCTTTTGTTCGCGCTCCTTGATGAATGTCAGATTGTATTTCTTGTATTAATAAAACATCGTCTCCTGCATTTGCATCCACAATATTACTATTAGGGTCGTCAATAATTTTTCGTGAATCAAACCTCACATGCGCAATCGGATTAATTTCGCCAGGGAAGTGTTGCGAGAATTCTTTTCCTGCTTGCCCTTTTGGTGTTGGTGCGGTGAACACAAATTCGCCATATTCCGTACCTCCTGGAATATTATATCCTGATCGTTCGTGCCTCGGCTCTAGGTACGAGGTAGGTCCTGTATATTCATACTCTGATATTTTTGGCCAACTCATAAACGGACTCTCTTCCGTTTTTGTAATAATACCATCTAACTGTTTTTGCATTGCAGGAATATATTCTGCATTTAATGAAATCGTATTGAGGCTATCAGGATTTTGTTGAGCTTCTTTAATACTTCTATCAATTAATTTTTTTGCTTCTTTTGCACTATTATTCATCACCAGTGTTTGATCCACTAATCGTCTTTTAACAGCATCATTCGTAGGCTCTCGCGTATACGCTTTGATAGCACGTATCCAATCCGTGTTCGCTGAATCCATAATCATGTAAACTGAATTGACTAATTCTCCATCAATACGCTCAGGCGTTCGGTACGTTTGCTGCGCTTGATCAATGAGATCTCCTTCACGGTATAAGGTGTCTAAGACGCCCATCTCTGGATCTAAATCAAGAGGCAGATTTCGTGGACCGCCGTATTGCGTTACTTTTACATTACGTACAGGATTTTGTACTAACAGATTTCGAATATCCGATGCTTTGATCGGCGTTCCTGTTTCTCTTGCAGATCGCAATAAGGCGTTGACGCCTGTTTCATCTAACTCTTGCATTGGTACATCATTCTTTTGAAACAAATCCAACCATAAACGCGCCGGTAGCGCTTCATCCTTATACGTCTTTTCCTGACGTATACGTTTCACGTTCCCCGTTTTAATAAATTCGTTGTAATCAATATTATCCAAAACTTCTAAGCCCCGTGAATAAAACGGAACATCATCCTGCATCATTCCTGTTGGCACGTCCGTGTCGCCCATTTTATACACCGTCGTCGTTGGTTCGAGCACTTGTTCCACGGCCCTCGATTCTTGGATCACGGGTAACATGGTCGTTCCAAGGTCCTCGATCTCATTAGCTTCAGGATTGGCGATGGCGTCAAGGTCCGCCTCTTTTCGACTTGCACGAAAGGCATCATACACGTCTTTTCCTTTTTGTAGACCTTTACGCAAGATCCGCGGACCGTAGCCCACGACAGGAAGCATTCCAACACCTGCTAGGAACGCCATAATACCGCTTGTTGCTGCATCAATAGGTTTTCCTTCTTTGATATTTTTTAGTGTTTCTTTGTAATCACGGAAATAATCTTTTGCTGATAAATATTCTCCTGACCCTGGCGCAAAATAAAATGGCATCTTTGCAATTTCTGTTGCCATTGCTTTTTCACCCGCTGTTAAACCAATTTGTTTCTTTTCCCCCTCAACATTCATGTTGATCTTTTTGGGTGGGTTTACGCCTGCGTTTTCAATTCCTGTTGCCATTAGTAATATTTAAAATCCCTTTGTATTCGTCGTTCCTCAACGAGATCTGAGTCTAAACGAAGAAAGTCGCCTTGTCTAAATCTAATTATCGCTTGCGTTGTACTATCGACCAAGTCATCATGATCGCCGTACGGGAACGCCGCTACCTCTTCGATTACTTCCTCAGCAAACTGTCGCTCAGGAGCCCACACCATGCCACTAGCAAAAACAGGAGCACAGGTATGAACTCTTGTATGTTTATCAGAACCTTTCCCCGGTGTAAACGCCATAACAGGAATCCCCATACGTCGTAGTTCTTGAGCAAGAGGCATTCCTGTTGCTTTTTGTTCAATGAGTACCATGTCGGGGTCCCAATAGTTATATTCCTCCCAAGCAATATCTTTTAGATCGGGGAACTCCCAACGTCCCTTTTTGGAGTCCAACAAAATAATATTAGGTGTAAACTCATCAGGATAAAAAATACCCCACGTTGTAATGGCACTATAGTCTGCTGTCTCTCGTTTACTGAACGCGGTGTCATAACTTTGAATAATATATTGCAGCTCAGGGATTGAATCTTTTTTCCACTGCTTCCACCACTCACGTTTAATGATCGCCCCTTCTTCGGACGTGGGCCGTTGCTGCCACTGTGCATTCCATTTCTGAATGGATAACGATGCTTTGACCGCTTCTAAATCTTTAACGTTCCAAAAGGTTGGCCAGACAGGAGTATTGTCATCAAAGAGTGCAGGGAATTCGATCACGTCCCATTGATCCGACTTTGGTTCTTTTTGTGCTTCAATTAATTTTCCTGTTAGATCTTTCGTTGACCAACGTGTCATTACACAAACAATACTTCCTCCAGGTTGTAAACGTTGACGAGGACCAGATGTATACCACTCATGGGCATTTTCCATGGCGGTCTCGCTCAACGCATCTTGTTCCGAGTGTGGATCATCAATAATAAATAAATCCGCACCACGGCCCGTGACCGCACCACCGACGCCCGCGGCGAAATATTCACCACCATGATTTGTTTCCCAACGGCCCGCTGCTTGTGAGTCAGCACGTAATTCAACATCGGGGAAAATTTTTTTAAAAATATCCTCGTTCATAAGGTTCCTTACCTTACGTCCAAAACGATAGGCTAATTCTGCGGTGTGCGTTGTT